ATCGTCTGCTGCGAGCCGTTTAGCACGCCGGGTTGCCGGTAGATAAAATCAAGCAGCGCCATTTGGCCTGTCCCGTTTGTTATGGAATGCCGAGTACATCAACTAGAACATCCCAAGTACGCCCCCGAGTAGCCCGCCCCCGAGAATCCCCGGAAGTCCGAATGAGCTACCGGCCTGAGCACCCGTCAGGCCGCCTGCCAACATCCCCTGATAAGGCGACGGGCGCGGCACTGACTGCGAGATTGTGCCGCCGAGTTGACCGGCCCCGCCGATCAGTGCGTTGTAGGCCGCCAGACTGTTCAACGGTGCCTGCTGGTTGGTGTTGAAGCGGTTGATCTGGTCCTGCATCGTCCGCGTCGCCAAGTCTTCGTTCTGCGCGCCGACCGAGGCCAGGCGCTCATAGGGCGCGAACTGCTGCTGATAGATGCTCGGGGCCATGTTGGCGAACGTAGCGACGTTGCTCGCCGCTTGATTACCGGCCTGATTGATCCCCTGCCCGGCCCCCACCATGTTGGCGATGTTGGCTCCCTGCACTCCGGTCATATCCCCGAGGAGGCCGCGTTGATTGGCGATGTTCTGATTCCACTGATCCGACAAGGCTTGATTGCGGAAGCCGCCGACCTGATCGGCAATTTCTCCGGTCATGGCATCCGAGCCGAACCGTCCCCCGACCGAGAATTGCCGCGCGATGTCGTCGCTGAGTTTTCCGGCCTGCCTATCGACGGCGTTCGCGTAGTAGGGGTTGCTGGACTGGTCGAGAAGCCCTTGTAGCTGTCCCCCCGTATTGATCTGGTTCTGGCCCGTGGCAACGCCGTAGGTGCCCTGTAGGGCGTTCTTCTGCCAGTCCGACATGCCACCGGAATTGAGGATGCCAAGCGCTTGAGTATTGGACGCGGTGCCGAGTGGGTTTCCGGCGTTGGCCGTGTTTTCTATGCCCGACATTGCACTCTGTGTCTGGCCTGAGAACGGCACGACCGTCGAGCCGGGATTGTATTCAAAACCCTTTCCGCTCTGATAAGCGGTCTGAGCGCCGCCTAAAACTTGCTTCAAATAAGGCTGACTAACGTCCCACGGCTGGGATGTTTGTGTGCTCGTGGTCTGCTGTTGGCCGCCGCTGCTCATTCTCGTGTCTCGCTAAATGTTATACGTCTGCCGTAGGTGAATTTTACTTACACCTTGACGCGATATTCCAAACCGGGTCGCAATAGCCCGTGGCGTCATGGTGCCTCTAAGGTCTCTAATTTGCTTGGCTTGCAAAGCAGTCAACTTCGCCATGCCGTTTCGTGCACCGCGTGTGTGTACGCCGTGCAGCACTTCATCTGCCTTGTTTTCAGCCCTTGTTGCCCACCGCAAATGCTTGCGAGCAACACAGCCCAAATGCCCCTTGCCACAACTATGCGCGGCTTCATGCTTTGGCGTTGGTGGCGGCCCATTGAACGCCTCGCAGACGAGGCGACTTACGAGATGACCAGCGCCTTGATATTGCATCACGCCATAACCAACGGTGCGAGCGAATGGCCACGCGAGACAGACATCACCATCGTAGGGAAGCACTACCTCATGAAAGTAGCGAAGCGGTTCGCCTCTGGATGTACCTCCGCCAAGCGGATCGCCGTGTCTTCTCCACCTCATCCAGTGCTTGGCGCACCACCCGCGACCGTAGTGCATCTTGCCGCAGCCAGTAATTGAACATAAACGAGGAGCAGCCATTTGAGCCTCCTTATAGGCTTGAGTGGTTAGAACCCGTCGCGGCGCTGATAACGTCCGGCGGGTTCGTCTATTTATAACATCTTTCTAAGTGCTATCCGAACAGGATTGTATTCTGGCAATAATCGTTGCCACGAAAATCTGCCTTCAATTTCGATTTCGGTAATGCCGTGTTCCCGCGCCAACTGCTCAAACCGAGCCAGCGCCGGCCGTAGCCACGACTTCATGTCGCGCCCGCCTATGGACTCTATCGTCATGATCGAACCGCGCTGCGCGGTAGAGGCCGCAGCCAGCAATGGAAGTGGACATGCCTTGTTGAAAATCGCCCATAAATCTGACTGACGAGTCTGGGCACGATAAAGAATCAAGGCCGGCGTCAAATGCGTCGGCACGCGCCGGCATGCCCGCGCGAAGAACGGTTCCATAAGCGGCCAAGCTTGTCCAATCAGATCGCCCCTGATCTGATCGAGAACAATCTCGTCAGACACCGATGCGGTCGCTCATGCCGGGCCGGCCGACCATGTAATAGACGCTCACATGCTGATTGGCGGCGCTCGGCGTCACCCGTAAAATGCCCCCGGCGAGAAGAACGATCTGTAAATCAGTCAGGCACAAAGACCCGGCCGCCGGCACCACGGCGTTCTTCTGTTCCTGATACTCAACCGCCCCGTCGTAGCGAAACACATCGGCGGTTCCGGCGACACCATCCGACGCGCAAATATTAATCCCGACGATTACGTACCAAAGCCCGCCAGCGGCAGGACAGGTGAGAACATCGGTTTTCGTGGCGCTCGCCGGCTTTGCCCCGACATTTTCGTAATGCCCGCCGATTTCAATGGAAGCCACTACCGTTCCCCGTCCTCGACAACATCGCCGGGAGCGAAATCAACACCAAAGATGTGGGTCCACGATTGCCCGGCGGCGACCGATACTTCAACGCGATGCAATCGAGCGCTAACCCGCGTCGGCACCATGCCTTCGGTATTGACCGACGCCGACGCGGCCCACGCGACCGAGCCTTGCGGACTTTCTCGGCCAGCCACTCTGCCCGTCACATTTGCGGCATCGGTGATCGGACGGAAACCGGAAACAAAAGCGCGCTTTCCCGGTATCGCCTGAAACTCCGATGTCTGTACGGTGGCAGCCATATTGGTGCCGTTGAAGAACGCCATCTTGTATGCGGAATCGAAGGCCGCGAGGTAAGGCGTACCGCCCAGCAACGCCGGAGAATCGAGAGAGATCGGCATCGTATCGAGATTGGCGTAAATCGCGTCTAGACCTTCCAGCGTGTAGCCCAGCGTTGCCCCGCCGAAAATCACTGAGGCACTGACCGTGGCGTGCGTCCAACGGTTCAACGGAATGTCGTAGCAGGCGATTATGTCGAGTACGTACCCGGTCACGCCCGTTGACGGCGCCAACCAGAAAATTCTAGGCACCAACGGATCGCGCGTCCCGATAATTGCGTCAATCCGGTCAAGGTTGATGTTGGTCTTGAACCACTCGTCGGTCACCCCCAACCCAATCGGCACGCTGACATATCCGGTTTCGGCCCCGATCTTACAAAACCCGGCGCGCGACATGTAGTAGGACATCCCTCTGATGGTAACCAGACTATCCGGCGCGATGCACCCCTGCCCTGTTTCGATCTTGACGAAGTTGAACACCGCCCGGCTTGTCGTCGCGACAAAGCGCCGAACTGCGTTCTCCTGAAATATCATCCCGGTTTCAAGCGGCGTTATGCCGGTCACAAATCCCCCGTCTGGAAAATCCTGAAAGCTGGAACTACGTTGTCCGTGCGTCCAATACGCATCGTTGCCGAGGCCCGACCATTCCACGCCGCTCGGATAGTTGGCGGTTCTCCCGAGAAACACAAAGTCGCCGACCGACTGAACGATCCTCGCCTTGGGAGGGGAGCCACCGAGATCGGCAAACGCGCTTCCTGAATCGATGTCGAGTACCTGAACGTTGTCGGTGCCGTTGACCGCGATAATATCGGCACCGAACTGCGTCATCGACCAACGTTCGTCAGCAGGTAGAGCGTATGTCGTCCCCGAATAATCCGACCATGACGTTGCGCTGGCGAATTTGTACAGTTTGGTAGCATCGCCGGCGATGACCGAATACGATCCTGTTACGGTGCGAGCGAGAAACGCACCGCGACACACGTTCCCCAAAGCTGCCGAGAATGCCGACAAGGACGGCCACGGCCGGTAGCTGTTTCGTCCGGGTAATACCCCCAACGCCTCGCCGGCCAGCGGCGAATTCAGGTCATACGCATCGGGACTCCAAGGTCCGAAGGGTTGCGCCATCAGAATTGCGTCGCCGTGATCCGACCAGACGCCACACGCTTGACCGTCGTTGAACGAAGCTTGGAAAGCGCCACACCTTCGGCAGTGCGTGCTATGGCGGCTCTTTCTACGTTCACATTGGTGTGCGCGTAAAAGTCAGCCTTCGCATGGCAGCGAAGCAACTCATATGCCTCGGTCATCCAGACATTGCTTGCTTCAGCATCCGTCGCCGGGGCCGCTTTCTCAATCGCGCCAACCGGGCGGATCGTGTAGGCCGCATCGGGAACCGGGTAGAGCCAGAACGAGCGGTCGAAATACGCATAGGCATACGGAACACCTGTCGGCGGACTTGTCGGGCCAAGCAGATATTCCATCTCAACCGGATCGTATCGCGACAGGCAGATTTCGCGAGTGCCATCGTTGACAAACACATCGTCGAGATCAAACCAGAGCGGAATGTCGGCATCGTCGGCCGACGTGTATCGGCTCTGCGACGCGACCGTTGTGAAGGTCGATCCACGCGTCTCGTTGAAATAGAACCGCGTGGTCTTGTAGTGCGTGATGGCGGCGGTAATCGCCGCCGCGATTTGCGATCCCATATCCGATCTTGCAAGATCGTCGGCGATGGTCGCCTTGAGTGCAGTTAACGTGGACATCGCGTCTTACCCAACCAATCGCAATCGCGCCGGCACGCCCATTGCGGTATCGTCGTCAGGCACGTCGCGCGTAACCACGGCGCCGGCACCGACCATTGCCCGTGAGCCGATGGTGACGCCGGGAAGGATGACGGCACCAGCGCCGATGGACGCGCCCCACAAGATGATCGGCGGCTCGGCGTGATAGTTCGTGTTGCCTGCCCTCGGCATTTTGTCGTCGGTCAAAACAACGCCCGGTCCAAGAAAGGCTTTGTCCTTGATGATCGTGCCGTTCGGAATGAACACGCCGTGCTGCAAATGCACGCCCTTGCCGATGCGACAGTTCTTGCCGATGAAGCAATTCGAACCGATGACAGTATCGTCGCCGACCGTCGTTCCGGCACAAATCGTCGTATAAGCCCAGACCGTAACCCGCTCGCCGAATCTGACTGTTTTGGCAATCGATACCGGCTTGTGAATAGTTGGCATCTAATGTGTCCCTGTCTTCGGGATTTCCGCCTGCGCTCTTGCCAACCACGCTGCGAAATCGCCGACGAAACGCTTCTGTCCGACATGGCCGCAGTTCATGGTCGGATCGAGCCACACATCGACATCGTGCAAGCGGAGCGTATTGCAGATGTGAATGTCCTCACCGACCAAAAGACCGTCCACGGGACGAATGTCGAATATCCATGCCGATGGTGTACCGGTACCGAGGATGGTGTATTTCTCGGCTGCGTCCCAAAGAATATTGAGCGCCTTCCGCGACAAGCGCATGAAGCCCGTCCCGATTGCCAGATCGGCAGCCGTGATGATGTCGTGCGTCGGGTGCCTATAGAAACCGTGAACGCCGCCCCATGTCTTGACGTTGTAGAGTTCGCGAGCATCGGTTTTCTTGCGTACCGGGCCGCCGACGCAATCGACCGGATAGGACAGGAGTTTGACGATCCATTCAGGCTCCCAATCCTGATCGGGACCGATGATGATCAGGTCGTCGAAATCTTTCTCACGAGCGGCGGCAACCAACGAATTGC